TCAACATTTGTTTATCGCCTTGGGGACATTTGGGGACACTGATAATATTTCTATCGTTTTATCTTGTTCACGGGTCTTCTCTTCCTTAAGCATATGAGCGTAAACTTTTTGAGTAATGCTTGTATTTGCGTGACCAAGTCTAGCCGAAACGTAGTTAATTGAAACACCTTTATAAAGCAAATAAGAGGCGTGTGAGTGTCTAAGCCCATGAATAGTTATTGGTTGTAAATCTAACTTGTCTATTAGTGAATCGAGGCGATTTCTTACTGTCTGGCGTCTGCAATTAAAAATAAATTCTGTGCTATTGTTTTTTTCATTGCTGATTATATTAACTAGCTCGTTAGTTATTTTTATATCACGCACAGAATTTTTATTTTTAGGCTTACCAACAATATTCCCAGAACGTGATTTATTAACATGAATGTTGTTAAAGGGAATAGAGACGTCCTTGTACTGCAAGGCTAGCACTTCTCCAATTCGCATTCCTGTTTCTAGTGCTACAAGGATCGCAAGGCTAGCTTTATCTAATTTAGAGTGATATAAATAATCCTGTAATTTTTCAAATTCTGTAACTGATAAAGCGTTAGTTTTTTTGCTACGTTCTATACCATGTGGTTTAAGCCGTGTGAAGATATCATCTAAAATATATTTGTCATAAAGAGCATCTTTTAGGCAAGCTTTAATTCTAGACACAATCAAAGTCATAGTGCCTTTAGAAAGTGTTTTACCGATGGTATCAAGTCTAGATTGTAGAAGGGAATACGTTAAGTTTTCAAGGGTAATCCCATCAAACGATTCTTTTATGTGTCTTAATGTTGAAATATAAGTATTATAAGTTGACGGTCTTATATCGTTTTTCTTGTAAGTCTCCATCCACATTTTGAAGTAATCGGCAAATGTCATACTAGAAGCTATTATGCTTCTGTTTTGAAGCTTATCAGCTTCCATCATAATTGCCCAATCCTTAGCTTTTTTCTTTGTATCAAATGTTTTAGATACCTTACGTCTTACGCCACTCTGCATGACAGATACGACAACTCTAGTTCTTTTACCTCTTTTTTCAAATGATGCCATATTGGCGAACCTCCGTTCTCTTTTCGGAAGTAGTCCTTAATGCTAAAATAGACAATACAAAAGAGACCACCCCCGTGTGGTTTTACAGTCACAAGCTACATCCCAAACTTTGGTCGGTGGGGGATGTGGCTTTTTTTGAACCCTCATTTGGTATATACTTGTACTATACAAATGTTTAGAGAGGGGCCAAGAATGGATAATTTAATTTATTTAGTACCGGGATTTATTTCATATATAGTATTAAGGCCGTTTGGATTATTTAACTTTCAAAATGATTCCGATAGACAGATAACTTTGATTATTTTGTCGTTAATTAATTCAGGACTTTCAGCGACACTTAGTAGTTATTTTTGGAAAAATAGTATTGTTGCAATGTTTGTGAGTGCAATTATTATTACTGTTTTTTATTTTTTGCTATTTATTGTATATAATAAATCTTCACAAATGATAGCAAACAAATTAAATGTAAACCTCTACGATAATATGGGGACGTTAGAACATTCTCTATCTCAAAATTTTAAGAATAAGGAACAATTTTTGATTTCGTTTGATTTTGATAACAAATATATTGCTTCAGGTTATGTTAGGAATGTTGATGATCAAGGAAATCAACAAATAGAACTCTATGGTCAAGCAGAACACATTTATTCCATTGAAACTGCCAGAAGACTTTATGAAGAAAACGATTTAAACTCTATTATTATAGATTATAAAAATAAAGTTAAATCATATGTGATTATTTTTTAGTTTTAGGTGTTGGAGTTGGAGCTGGTTTTGCAGAAGTAGTTCTAGGCTTAGCTAAACTCTTGTTCTCAAAATTACGTCCATCTTGCGGGCGTAAGATTCTAGTTTCTTTTTCACTCAATATATTCACCTCCTTAGCATTCCAAATTTGGAGTGCTTTTTTAATTCCCACATACAGAGTCGGACTGTATCTAGTCACCGGAGTGGGGAAAAGATATTACCTAAGCTGAGGGCTATCAAGTATGATTAAAAATAAGCCAATGCAGATAAAGATAATCCCCCAAAACATCTGTGTAAACATACTACGATCACCAAAAAAGAAACGTAAGATATTTAAAGTTCGACCAAGAGGTATTATTAATGCTCCAATAGAAAATATAATTATTCCAATGATAGTCATAATACTCGTTTCCATAAACTATTCGCTCCTTTGTAAATAAAGTATTAATGTAACGCGGTATAGAATGTAAAAAATCCTAAGAAAATACCAGGGATGTTAGCTGCAATGATCGGCCAATCGCGTTCTAACATCTTACTTGGCGGTTAGGGGATGTGGCTTTTTTATTTTAAAGTCCTAAAATTTGTTTTTTCTTCATATCAAATTCTTCTTGTGTGATAATTCCGTCATCAAGAAGAGATTTATATTTGCGTATTTGATCAGGGCCATCAAGAGTAGGCTCTGCTGGTGTATTTGAGTTACTTAATAAGGATGCTTTGTAACGTTCTGCAAAGTCTTTAATTTTAGAAACCATAATAGGAGCGGTGTCCTTATTTACTTGTTCAATAAGAGTAGTAATAGCACCATTCGTTATTGATATCTTGCCTAATAACAATCCCTTTGAATAGGAGACTCCGTTTACCATATCCAAGGGTATCTCAGTTGATTTTATTCCGTACAGCAGCCCTTTATCTATGAATAAAATACGTTTTTGAGTAAGCACAATTAATACAGTGTTACCATCTACGAAACCTGATGTAGCATATTGTATAACTTCATCATCATTTAATATTTCAGGTAATGCTTTAATTTCTTTTTTTGTTCCAAAGGTATCAGAAACATTAGCAGCAGAGAGTTGTTTTTTTACTTCTTGCAATTCCATAATAATTCCTCCAAAATATGTACAGCTTTTTACGTCGATCAGCATTTGGACGTGAGGCTAATCAAATGTCCAACTTTTCCTCAAATACATCATCTACCACATATCCAGCTTTGTATGGAATCCCAAAAGCGTCCATAAATTCAGTTGAATTATAAAAAGTTAGACCATTTAAATCACAATATTCTAAAAGTATTTTTGTTGCACGTTTGTTAGCTTTATATTCTTCTTTACTATATACAGAATTGGCAGAAAAATTATTAGAGCCTTTATCTCCGTTTAAAGCATGACTTATCTCATGTGCAAATTGAAAGGGGACTTCTTCTTCATTTATGTAATTTGTGTTGATGTACACAGTATTATTTAACTCCATATAAAAAGATACTTCATCTGGCTTGTATGAAGCTCTGTCTAATTGATAACCAATGCCATGGTCATAAGCATAATTGCAAAGATAAGTCATCAAATTATTCATACGCTATTCATTTTTATCTTGAGCATCTAGATAAGCTCTGATAATTCCTTTCATTGTTTCTCTTTGTGCATCACTAATTGGTTTTCCTTGATACATACGTACTGAATTAAGTGCTTCTTCGACTTCCATGTCACGAGTATCATTCACAGGTTCTCCTTTTTCAGTTTTACCTAATAAATAATCCACAGATACACCTAGGACTTTAGCAACAGATTCAACTTTATCTATAGATGGCGTTTTTGTTTTCCATGAATAGATAACATTTTGTTTGAATCCAGCTTTTTCATTTAGTTGAGCAAGGCTTAAACCTCGTTTTTTAGAAATTTCTTTTACTCTATCAAACATTGTCATAACAGCATTTCTCCTATGTTTGACAAATAAAAAATAAACTTTAGTTATAAAAATGCTTGCAAAATTTAAACTATAGTTATATTATTAATTCATCAAGTAATTAAGCAATAAAAAACAGACCTATCTAAACAATAACTTTGGCGAGGAATTGCGGTAGTAGTAGGTTTTGCGTTGCTTATTTAATATGGCTTTATATTAAACTATAGTTTAATTATTGTCAATAACTTGATGAATAAAAAACAAAAAGGAAGTGGAAACTTTGACAGAAGAAGCAACATTAGAAAATCAAGCTTTAGAACTCCAGCTAAAAATTGAAGTTGCTCGTAAGCGTAAGGGGATGACGCAGGAACAGTTAACTGCTGCCATTGGTGAGAAGTGGCCATCAGTAGTAAGCCGAGCTATCCGAGGTGATCAATCACCAAAATCCAAACGCGTTCGAGAAAAAATTTACAAAGTTTTAGGAATCTAGAAAGGAAAACAATATGAATATTCAAGAAGCAATAAAAGAGGCTGGTAAACAAAAAAGAGGAATTACCCGTAAATCATGGGGACCAAACCCCATTTGGATAATTCCTACTGATACTACTAGCGGAATGATTCTTGCTAATCGTAAGGATGAATTGATAGCGAAGTGGCAACCAATTGCTTCGGATCTACTAGCAAATGATTGGACTATCTACGGCTAAATAAAAGGAATTGCTGATTTTATCTTTACGATTGTATCGAAGATAGCACTTGTTGAGTCTTTAAAGCGTCTCTCCATTTTTGCGACTCCTTCAGTGCTTAACTGAATAAAAAATGCAGTACCGTTACCGTAACGGGCACTTAAAAAGTTCTGGCGAACAAGTTCCTTTACCGTATCTAAAACGTCGTCTTCAGTCCATTGAGGCATCACACTTTGTTGAATGTAAGGAATACTATCAAATAAGCGAGCTTCTCTTTTGGGAGTGCTATCTTTTCTACGCTCAACATACATTTTGTATAAATTAAGCAAAAGAAATTTTGCATCATTTGTTAATGATTCGTAATTATCATCCATCATTATCACCACCTTATAAAACAATTATACACACGAAAGAAGAGAACAATATGAATGAATTACAAAATTTCAACTTCGAAGGAAACGAAGTAAGAACCGTACTAATTAATGATGAACCATATTTTGTTGGCAAAGATGTAGCTGACGTACTGGGATACGAAAATACAAACAAAGCTATTAGAGATCATGTGGATTCTGAAGATAAGATGGGGGTCCAAAATGGTACCCCATCTGTGAAGGATAGTTTAGGCAGAAATCAAAAGCCGACTTGGATTAATGAGTCTGGAGTCTATTCATTGATTTGGGATGCATCTAGGCAATCTAAGAATAAAGAGATTAAGCAAAAAGCTAATCAATTTAAACATTGGGTAACAAACGAAGTCCTACCATCAATCCGAAAGCATGGTGCTTATATGACGGATGAAAAGATTGAAGAGGCTTTGCTGAATCCTGACACGATTATTAGTCTGGCAACTAAATTGAAGAACGAACGTGAAAAAGTAGAAGTTGAACGTAACGGTAGATTAATTGCTGAACAACGAGTTGAAGAGCTTCAGCCTAAAGCAGATTACTACGATCAAATATTATCGAATAAGGGAGTGGTAACGGTAACCTCGATTGCTAAAAATTATGGTATGACAGCTCCAGAATTAAATAAGTTATTGAATCAGTTAGGTGTTCAGTACAGCCAGTCTGGAAGCTGGTACCTGTATAAGAAATATCAAAAAAACGGTTATACGCATACTATCCCAGTTCCTTATTCACACAGAGACGGAAGACCAGATATTAAACCTCAAACTAAGTGGACACAAAAGGGCCATATATTTATTTATCAACTATTAAAGGAACATGGAATACTACCAATGATTGAAATGAAAGACGAGTCAGCAGTGTAGTTAAGTCGATAATTTGATGAATAAATAACAGAAAAGGAGAACTAAATGAATAATCTAATTGAAAACATAAATTTTGAAATTGATAAATATATAGATGAATTACTTTCAGATAAAACAAAAACCTTTACTCAAGTTAAAAATGAATTAGCGCATGAAAGGTTTTCGCATAGTATTGGTTTTGAAGCATTTCTTCTTGAAGAATTACAAAGCAAGGTAACTGAAAGAGCTCTAGATCGGAAAATTAGCGATTAATTTTTACAACTTACGGTTAATGGAATTGAAATAACAAATTTGGAATCTAAAAAGGAGAAATAAAAACAAAATGCTATATAGAAGAAATGCACCTGTAGATGAGTGGAAAATAAAAGAGTAGTTCCTAATAGAACCGCCCTTGATATTACTTAGTAGGAACTTTTGTTGAGATTAAAATATCAGTCAACAAATCACTACCAAATTGTAGTTCGATAAATCCTGAATCTTCAAGTGAAAGTAGAGATTGTGCAAAATCCATATCGCTTAGAGTAGAAGCTTTGCGAACTTTCGAAAAGTCTATATTGGTCGGACGACTATCGTCAGCAAGTTCAATTATCGTATTTAACAATTTTTCATTTGAATTCACTTGTATCACCACCCTTTAACTAAATTATATGCATGAAAGAAGAGAACAAAAGTGAAAATACAAGGCTGGTTAGAAGACCATGAACGGGGATTAATAGCACTTAGTGGATTTTTATTAGGTGCACTAGGTGGAATATGTGGAGCAATTCTCGTTATCTGGTTACTTAATTAGTAAATCATTAATTACCCACCTTTTATTGAACTAATTAAATTATACACATGAAAGAAGGAAAATAACATGAACAAATTAGTAATTATGAAAGACCAACAAGCAGTAACGACTAGCTTACAAGTAGCAGACGGACAAACAACGTTAGGAGCATAGAAATGACAGTAAACAAAAACAGATTGTCTGATGACAAGTATCCAATGCTAATGGACAAAAAAACAGTAGCAGAGTATTTAGGAGTTTCTAAAAGTTCAGTTGATGTTTTTCTTTTAAACAACAACTTGAGTACAGCAACTTTTGAACCTAGCAAGCTTAATCGTAACTTTTTTATCAAAACGAAAGTTAATAAATGGCTGGAGGAATTGTAATGGTAGTAACAGTAAACCTAGGGCAATTAGCGTTTTATTTAATTTCAGTAGTAGTGGCTGGATTAATTGGCTATTCAATGAAAGGGGGTGAGAAGTAATGAAGATGGTAAAAATTACGGAAGATTTGTATTTGAACTCGGATTTCATTAAATACGTTGAAGCTGATGGTGAAGAATCAACACTCATAACAATAATAAGTGGGGGAACATTTAGTTTAGATTTACCCATCAAAAAAGTACTCGACGCTATTTGTGGTAGCGAGGAGCACTTAGTATTTGATCCTAAAGATATTTATTTAAAAGGTAAGGAGGATAAATGAAATGAACCATCCTAGCAAAGAAGAAGTTATAACCAACTTGCAAAATAAGAATCCTTATGAAGTAGAGGTTATAAAAGTGATTCGTATTGCAACCAGGATAGGTGATGGAACCCAAGAGAATCCAGTTCGACTTGTAGAACATTATTATTCCATAGAAGATGGTCAATTACTTTTTGAATCAGAATGACCTCGACCTACCGGTGGATTAGCAATTCTAAGTTGTAAAAGAATATTTTGAATTAAAATATCTAGATAATTTTTAACTTCATTTAAAGTTTCACGAGCATCAAAATTTTCTGGCCTATCCCAGTGAGTGAAATCATTTCCGAAATAACGAACTACGTCGGATGCATTGAAAGCTGCCATATTTTCGTTAAAAAAATGTGATATGGCATCATGTAATTTATATTTTGAAATTTTTTCTTTGCTTTCTCCAGAATATTTTAATGCCCAATCTTTTATTAATATTTCTGCACAGGCACGATAACCCGAACCAGCCAAATCTAGATAACCATTTTGTTCAGCATTATATGCGGCATTATATGACTTCACAAATCTGGGAGAACACTTCTGGATTAGTTGTTCAAAATCTTTTGTTATCACATTAGGATAGCTTGTCAATAAATGCCATTTTAATTTGTCGTCAGTGTCTTTTTCAATAGTAATAAATGTATGACCACTACAATTAGGACATTGTAGAGAGAAGTAAGCTACATTTCCATCTGAAAATCTTCTAATGCCATCAAATTTAAAAGTGGGATTGTTGCCAACTGAACATCTTGGACAAAGAGAAGGAATCTCAATCTCGGCATTTTCAAAACCATCGTATCGAGTGTTTATATAGTTAAAGAATTTAGTTTCCAAAGTTTTCACCTCCTTCATATCGATTATACACAAAAGAAGGTGTTCAGAATTAAGAATTTAAAACAAAAAAGCCCGCTACGGCAATAGCGGACTCAAATAAATAATTTACAAAGGAAGTATAACACAAATGAATCAACAACAGTTCGAACAATATGAACGTGAATACGAACAAGAGCGAGAACGCAAGGAAATTGAAGCATTATTTGGAAAAGAATAGGACTGACTTGACTTAAATTAAGGAGGAAACAAGTATGCTACAACAAACAATCGACGTTACAACAACGCCAGAGCTTAATAAAGCTCTATATGAAACTCAAAAGGTTCTTACTCAACCATCGAAAAATAAAGATGCACATTATGGTAAATATGCTGATTTAAGTGCGATTGATAAAGCAATTCGTAAAGCAATCATTACGGCAGATTCAGGTATTAGTTTTTCACAAGGTGTGATTGATGATGCTAATGCGAACGGCAAGGTTTCACATAAGATTTATACGGTTATTCGTCATGTTAGTGGTGAAGAAAAGATCATCTATGGTGATTCATTCCCAGATGATTCAAACATGCAAAAGCAGGGTGCAAATGAAACCTATGCTAAGCGGACAAGTTTGTGTCTAGCCTTCGGAATTGTAGCTGATGATGATGACGATGGGCAAGGTGTTTCATTACTTGAACAGTATCAGAAAAAAGAAGAGGAAAACAAACTTAAAGTTATTGCTTACCTTAAGGACAACATTAAGAAAGTTAATAAAGACGTTTCTGAACGAGTATTTGCCGTCTTAGGTAAGAAAGATAAGACGTTAGACCACTTAAGTTATCGTCAAGCTTTGATTTTAAGTGGAGCATTGATGTATGAACTTTCAAGAGAAAACACCGAAGAATAGGAAGGTATGGAAGAATGAGACAAATTACAATTTCTGGAAACATTGGAAAAGATGCAGAACTACGAAGTACTAACAATGGCATGCAAGTGTCCAATTTTAATGTAGCAGTACGACAGAATCGACCAGATAAAGATGGTAATTATGGTACAGATTGGTTTAGGTGTGCCGTATGGGGAAAACGAGCGCAGACAGTAAATAATTACTTTAAAAAAGGTAGTCATGTGACTGTTACAGGGACCTTAAATATTAGTCAATACAACGGTGAAACACAACTTAGTATTGACGTATCAGACTTCGACTTACCAGATAACCGCAATACAAACAATGCTAATTCAACACAGAAGAATAGCAATAATTCATTTAACAATGGTAGTCAATCAATTGATGTTGGTGACGATGATTTACCATTTTAGAATATTTGGAGAATAAGAAAAATGGCACAAAGAAGAATGTTCAGTAAGAAAATAACAGATACGGATATATTTTTGGATATGCCACTATCATCGCAAGCATTGTACTTCCATTTAAATATGCACGCTGATGACGATGGCTTTGTATCGAATGCCAAAACAGTTAAGAGAATGATTGGATCTAGTGATGACGATTTAAAACTACTTTTAACTAAGAATTTTATATTCGCGTTTGAATCTGGTGTGGTGGTAATTAAGGATTGGAAAATTCACAATTATATCCGCAAAGATACCTACAATACAACAATTTACGGCGATGAAAAAGAGCAATTATCTCAAGATGAAAATGGTTCGTATACGCTAAGTCCACGTGCCGTCGACGAACCGTCACCACAGGTTAGGTTAGGTAAGGATAGGTTAGGTAAGGATAGTAATATAAATAGTTCATCTAACAATGAACCGCATATCGACTTGAAAACATTTAAAGAGATTATTAGCTACCTGAACGAAAAAGCAGGGACTAAATACCGAGCTAGTGGATCTAAAACGCAACGATTAATTAAAGCAAGATTTAATGATGGCTTTAATGATGAAGATTTCAGGAAAGTAATCGATATTAAAGTAGCTGAATGGAGTGGTACAGATATGGCTAAATATTTGAGACCAGAAACTCTGTTTGGCACTAAATTTGAAAGCTACTTAAACCAAGAAGTTAAGAAAAGCAAAACAAATAAAGGCGGTGATTCGTATGGAGGACTTGAGTTTTAATCTTTTAAATCAAGCTAATTTAACTGATGAATATTGTAAAATCCACTCTAATCAGAAACTAGTAAGAGTAGGTAATGAACACGAACCTTTTTGTGCATTATGTGTTAGAGAACAACGAGAACAGCACTTGAACGATTTAGTGCTAAAGGGGGTACTTAGCAACTATCATCGAGGATTTAGGGATGTTTTGAGAAAAGATTCGATCGTAGATGATGAAGACCTATGGGAAGCTAGCTTTAACAACTATGAGGTTGAAACTGGTAGTGAAGCAGAAGTTAATTTAAAAAAGGCCAAGCAGATTGCATATAAATATATGGATCGTAATTATCAAGCTAATACCATCATTACTGGTAACCCTGGAGTTGGTAAATCGCACTTAGCAATTTCAATGTTAAAGGGCGTTAATGAGAATATTGAACCTAACGCTTCATGCTTGTTTGTTTCAGTAAATGAACTGTTGCGATTGATTAAGGATTCATTTAATCATCCTGATAGCTATTACACCGAATCTAGGATGGTGGATTTGCTCGGTAAGGTTAGCTTGCTTGTATTGGACGATTTGGGCAGTGAGGCTTCGTTTAAGCGTGATAACAGAGAAGCAAGTGAATATGTACAGCAAGTATTGTTTGGCGTCTTAAACAAGCGAAATCGGACGATTATAACCACAAATCTTAATAGTGATGAATTATCTAAGATTTACAATCCAAAATTGTTAAGTCGAATGTATAAAGGCGTTATGAAAAACGATGGAATTATTAAATTTAAAGAAACTCAAGATAAAAGGATGGCGATATTTTAATGTGTGAAATATGTGAAGGAACTGGAAGAGTTTATGTTGAAAGTCCAATTGGAGTACAAATTAATCCGTGCCCTAAATGTAATAAGGCTTACCGAAAGAGAAAAGGATACGAGTAATTGATTAAATTAACAATTCCAAGCGAACCAATAGCACAAGGGCGTCCAAGATTTGTTAGTCGAGGAAAGTTTGTAAGCACGTATGATCCGCCTAAATCAAAAGCGTACAAGGAACTAGTAGCGCAATATGCTAGAGAACAGTATCACGGAGAACCGTTAGACTGCCCATTATATATTGTATTAAATGTATTTAGACCAGTGCAAAAGAGCATATCAAAAAAAGAACGTGCTAGGAGGCTATCAGGGGTTCATAGACCGACTGTAAAACCCGACATAGACAATTACTTTAAAGCAGTGACAGATGCCTGTACTGGGATTATATGGAGAGATGACGCCTTAATAGTAAATGCTAAGATGGGCAAATTCTATTCAGAAGAACCACGAGTAGAAATTTATGTGGAGGAGCTATGAATTTTAAAAATTTAACTAGTGAAGAACGCATTGTGGCTAATTTTATTAACGAAGCTTTTGAAGAACGCAATCAAAACATGATAAGTACTATTGTTTGGATCAATAACCACACTAACTATTTAGTTAATCAGCGTCCAGACGTACACAGAGCGATGAACAATTTAACAAATAGGCAATTTAACCATGTGATTGCAGAAATATTATTACCATTTTAGGAGGAATTAAACAATGACAATGGAACAGATTGTAACGGAATTATTTGGTAGTCATTGGACTATAGAAGAATTAGAAGGACTTGAAAAATCAGTCAAAATTTTAATTGAAGAAGATCGGAGACGGAGGTATCAGCAACGTGTGGGTAATTAAGAATTTAGCAAATGATAAATATTATAAAAAACTAGAGGAACACAACCATAAGTTAGATGCAGAACGTGAAGAAGCTACTACGTTTAATAGTCAAGAACGAGCAATTAGTAAAGCTTCAATCTTGCATGCAGAACTTAGTACGTTAGGACTAGGGATTAATTTTAAGGTGGAGGAAATCTAATGACTAAAGATAAGAAGAGAGCTAGACCAACAAAAGAACAGTGGCACGAACTTAATCGTTTATTAGATGATGTGGTTAAAATTGGCCATACTAACGAACGAAATTGCAGATGTAGAAAATGTACAAAATTAAATAATTATTCAAAATCTATTGGTTTATTAGACAAGGAAGCGACTGATGATGGGCGGTGGGATCAACGCAAGTTGGCTACGAAACATCGGCATGAAAAAGATGCTATTAAAGTTACTAAGCTGGCTTATCAAGGATGTAAGAGAGAGGAAATAGCTAATAGAATCGGGCGTAGTAGAGACTACGTTAGCAAGCTGGCAGTGGAATTTGACATTGAAATTCAAAGAAAATAAAAAAGCATCCCTCACAGAGGAACGCTTCGTAGCAATATATCCAACAAATATTATTATACTACGGGAGCTGAGGGCGTGTCATTATTACCAGAATTAGATGAAGTTAAGACCATAGAAAAAGTTAAATGTTTTTTTGAAAAAGAATTCCCAACATTGCAGAACATGGCACATACTGTATTTGTTGATATTAAATCGCCAGTAATTAGTGGCATGCCAGTATCCCATAGTGCTGATAATGGGGCGGAAACTAAAGTCACTTTACATGCTTATGCCAAAGATATTTTAGGTAAAGTAATTAAGGCATGCGGTGGTTTAGATAGCAAACATCGACAAATACTAGAAATGAAATACTTTAAAAAATTAACCTGGTATGAAATTGGAGAATTAACCGGCTATGGACGTAGTCGAGGCAGTGAGATACTTAATGAAGCTTTTCTACAATTTGCATGGGCATTTGCTGATATAGATGACTTTAGAGTCTTTAAATTCGGACAAAGAGACGACACACGTCGGACATAAGTAAGGTTATATTAGTATTATCGAAAGATTAGTAAATGAATATCATTCCACCAGCAAGGCAAGCAATTAATCTTTCAAGTGAGGCAAATGGTTAACAAGCACGATTCTTTTCGACAAATAAATTATTAGGAGACGTGTAGCTTGTTGTAAGGTTCGATTCCTTGCTGTCTTTATTGCATAATAATCTAGTATTTTTTAAGTTGAACTGTTTTCTATTTAAGGTATAATGGCGTTTGTAAGTATTTTACTTTAAAAAAAGAGGGCGATTCAATGGGGAAATTAGTTAAAGAAGTTGAAGAATATCAATTAAGCGATGAGTTAGGTAAAATTTTAGTAACAGGGATTATTAACGGAAACAGATCCTACGCAATTGAACGAACAAAAAAGTCTAAAGAGATGATTGTTTCAAGTGCTTATCAATGGACTAGAGCAAATCATATCGATAATGCTATATACAACGAATTTGAAGCCGAAAGTAAAACAGATCAAGTTGGAAATAAAGTAGCTACAGCTGGGTATACATGGGATTACGTACAATTTTTATTCAAAAATAAAAATGCTGTATTAATTGTTAAGCCAGGTGAATTTAGAGATGTAAAATACGGTACAGCAATCGACTCAAAACACCAACAACAAGAATACATGAAAAAGTTAGCGAAATTAAACAAAAATAATTTTCGTAATTCAGATAACGATGATAATTTCACAGAGCAATTAGTATTATTTGATTCCCCAACAGACATAATTAAAGCTGAAGAGCATTTTGATAAGAAAGATTTAACAGATGTGGATAAATTTTACATTTTAGCATACTCTTTGAATCATGAATCAGAGATTAGTGCTGTTAAATTATTTATGCCAAGTCCGGAAGACAAAAAAGTTGTATTGATACAAGATTTTTCATCTTTTATCGGTGATGCAGCTGCATTAAATGATGAACAAAAATCAGCTGTTAAACACGATCAACTAGCAGGAAAACAAGGGTTTTATGGAGTTAATAGTATTGAATATGAAGCTAAAGAATATGAAGGTGGTAAATAATAAGCCACTAAATAATAAGGGGGAAGTGTCGTGAAATTTAACGGTATGATTCTCCAAGATACCAGAGAAGCTTTTAATATGTCGAGACGTGATTTAGCTGATAAGTTAGGGGTTTCAGAGCAAAGTGTTTGGCAATATGAAACTGGTGTATCATTCCCTAAATTTGAAGTAATAAATTCTCTTAAGAGAGTGTTCGGAGTAGAATTGAGTTATTTTCAAAAAGATATTAGTAATCCTAAAATAGTTAGAAACTCGCAAGTTGCTTATAGAGCCTCTTTAAGAGGGTCTATGAAAAATACAAAAAGAGAAACGTTATATTTAAGTGTAATTGATAGCTTTTTAAACGAACTTTTAAATTATGTGACGTTGCCAGAGCCTACTATTTTAAGTTTAAGTAATAAAGTAATTAAATTAAAGTTAAATGGGGCTTCGCTTGATGAAATAGCATCCTATGTTAGGAAAAACTTAAAAATAGATTCTAATAATAATTTTATGATGGCTTCTATTGAAAAATCTGGAGTGTTTATATTAGAACGTTCCTTAAATGATAATGTCGATGCATATAGCGCATGGACTGATAACAATCGACCTTATATAATTTTAGGTACCGAAAAGAAAGGCCCCAGAAGGCTGTTTGATTTAGCTCATGAATTAGGACACGTTTTGTTGCATCGTAATTTGGAATTTGATGCTCCAGAAACTACTCCTATCTCAAGGTCTTTAGAAAAAGAAGCAAACGAATTTGCAGCATCATTTACGTTGCCTAAACCAGAATTTACAAAATTATTTCTAAACAATGTAAAAGATCCTACTAATCCTAAGGACTACTTAGAATTAAAAGAGTACTTTCAAATGTCGATTGCAGCCTTAGAAATGAGGGCTCATAGGCTTAAATTGATATCAAAGGAACAGTCTAGTAGATTTTGGGCTAGAATGAATAAATTCGGATTCAAAAAGGAAGAACCTTTAGATGAAAAAATTCCATTTTATGTTCCGGGTAAAATTTATGCCATATTTAATTCTATTAGTAGGCGACAATTACAATCTCTGTATAATAAAACGGGTGTTTCAAGAAAATACATCAATGATCTTATAATACCTAATGCTGAAGATAGAGTAACTTTTATGAAAACAGATGATGTTTATGCTAAAAAAGGTAATATTATACCTATATCTAGGTAATTATTTAGTCGTTAAATTTTCTGATATTACAATAAATTAAAATACGAGTCACATAACTTAATTGTTGTGTGGCTTTTTAATATCTGCGTATATTTGATAGACTTACTTAGGTAGGTCTATTTTTGTGTGTTGGAGGATTTAATTTGAAAAAGAATAAAAAATTTATAAAAAAATATATTACTAGCAGGTTTGATATACCTGGATATAAGGAAGAAACGATAGAGGAAGCATTAAGGAAAGCCAACTATGTATTAAAAAATGTATCGAATCTTTCTTCTACGGAATTTAATGATCTTTTACCGAAGCAATTTAGAATGATATTTGGTACAGGCAGGTGGGAAGTTGGAAGCATACTTCTTAGGTCACGACTCATAGGTGTTTCGATAGCAAATTTAAAGGATGCTGGACACTGGAAAGAATCTGAATTTTGGGAGGCACCTGCTAAATTAGTAAAAACGTATGGAAGACTTAATGAACCTGGAGAGTCAGTATTCTATTTATCGAATAATCCTTTGCAAACTTTTAAAGAGATAAGATATCAAGTTGACGATAATAAAAATCAAGCAGTGATATTAAACTCATACAAAGTAAAAAAAGGTTTTACTGCTAATATTATTGGTAAGAAATTTAATAATGTTACCGATGCAAGTCAGGTTTATTCTAATATGATAAATACTTTATTTTCGTATCCTTCTGAAATTTATGGAGAAAATGTTTACAAATTATCTAATTTTTTATCTAATTTCTATCGTTTCTTGCCTGAAGGACCACGTGTATTTGCATATCCTCCTGTGGGAGAGACTGATGAAAGATTAATAAACTTAGCTTTCGAGCCTGAAGATGCACACGAATATCTAGAATATAACGGTTCGGTCATCATACCAGACTATAATAATTCAGTTGATTCAAACATAACCGTGTCAGTTGCTAGTGATAAATATTTTAATTTTATTAATCCATCAGACAATTTACCATGGATAAGGGATAATTTTTATATAGATTTTACTTAGAATAAGTCATACAGTCACCATTCTGTGTGACTTTTTATTATGGAGGTAATTAATATGGCAGGAATGATTAACAGTAAATACGGGTACGAACCACCAAAATGAATTCAAGTTGATGTTCGGCTAGATAAATGGTACAGAGATAAGAAGCGTCGTGAAAAGAAACGGAGGAAGCAACATGCCAAGGACAAGAAGATGTAGATATCCTAACTGTCATGCGATGGTTGCGTTCCCTCATTACTATTGCCAGCAGCATTATGAACATGAGGCTGAGTACTTGGCTAGTCGGCAACGTTGGTCACGTGGTAATGATAAACAATACACACACAAGTACAACACGGTCACTCGTTATCGCAATGAAGATAAGCGCCAGCAATACAGCTTCTATCGGACAAGGCAATGGTCACACCTAAGGCAACAAGTCCTAGAGCGTGACCATTACTTATGTGCTTACTGTAAAGTGCAAGGCATTATCACACCAGCAAAGACAGTTGATCACGTTGTGCCGATTGAGTTTGATGAAGCATTGAAAGCTGACATTGCTAACTTAGCTGTTATATGTGGGAAGTGTCACCGGGCTAAGACAGACTGGGAACAGGCATACTACGGAACTGGTCAAGGCAATGAGCTGCAAAGCGTTGCTGAGATTACTGACTTACCATCTATCGTCATTTTAATGAATGAGCAATCAATTTAAAGACTCCTCTCGTTCGATTTAATCGACTTTAGCATTTATGAGTGTAAATTATACTCGACGGTAATTAAAACAACCCCCCGCCCCTTATATGACCAGGGGAGAGCACACACATAACCGTCATCTTGTGATAGAAACAATTTTTGAAAATTTTTAGGTAGGGGGGGTCACCAAATAATGAAAGGAGGCATATAAAATGAAAAAAGTGGATAAAGACGTCAACGACGGGAAATTATCACGTACACCGCCAGCTTACTTAGGTAGGCAGGCTAAGGTTGTTTGGCGTAAATTAGTACCCTTTTTAGAAGAAAATACCCCAGTTAAGCGCATAGATAGCGGGCTTGTGGAGCAATATGCCTCCCAATATGAGATTTACCGCAATGCGTATAAACATATTCAAGAAAACGGTGAAGTCCAAGCAATTTATAAGACGTTGCAAGATCAGAGCGGTCAAAAAATCGGTAAAGACTTCGTAGGCTACAAACGTAATCCGATGACTCAAATTTACGACTCAGCAGTTAAAAATCTGACAAAGTTAGGCGCTGAATTGGGCTTGTCGCCAAAATCTCGCAGTGATTTAATCAAGTTAAACTTAGATGACCACAAAGACGAGCGCAGCGTTGCTGATCGTATGAAAGAGTTCTTAGGAGGGTAATAATGAAGGTTGATTTAACACAAACACATGATGTTATTGGAGCTTATCAAGCATTAGACTGCTTAGCAATTTGCCAACAATATGTAGACGCAGGAACTCAGTACGCTTTAGATGTTTTAAATCAGAAGATAACTACTGGTTATTTGATTAAGTTAGCGGCTTTCCGCCATATTAGAGACTTGCAACGGCAAGGTAGCGTTGACTTTCCCTTTACTTATTCGGTAAAGCGAGTGGATCAAGTGCTTAAATTTGCTTCCATTTGTCCGAACGTTGATACAGGTGAACCAACTAAACTAATGCCGTGGCAAAAGTTCATTATGGCGATGCTGATTGGCTGGCGTAATGATGACGGTGGTAAGCGTTTCTCACGGGCTATTGTTTCAGTTTCACGTGGCCAAGGTAAAACTTACCTTATGGCGATTATCACTGCCTATAGTTTTCTAATTGAGTCATTGGGACTATCTAACCAAGATTACTTAGTATCTTCTATTAATTACAAACAAACTAGTAAGATTCTGGGCTACATTAAATCAATGCTAGCCAAAATTGCAACGATTGAACCATTTAAAACACTAATTCAAGATAGTGGATTAGATACACGAACGTTGTCGTCTCAATCTGATCAAGTTGTTATGAGTAGTAACAACAACAAGCTGCGAGCAATCAGTCATGAAGCCGGTCAGTACGATAGTTTCCACTTCACAACGGCTATATTTGATGAAATTGGTGAAATTAAGACCCGACAAAAGATTTCTAAAATCGTTTCTGGTCAAGTTAAGGTGCGTAATAAGCAATTTATTCAAATTTCAACGGCATATCCTGATCCAACCGTGCCATTCCATGATGATGAGCGTATGATTCAGCAAGCCATGGAACAAGATTATTTGCGCGATGCTGATACATATTTGGGCCTTATTTGGTCGCAGGATAATCTAGATGAAACTTACAAGCCCGATACGTGGGTTAAAAGTAATCCCCTACTAGATTTACCAAGTCAACGAGAAGTGCTGCTAAATGGCTTGACAGATAAGCGTGATTCTGACGCTTTGTCTGGCACACTCAACGATTTTCAAAACAAAAACCTTAACCTATGGTTAGAACAATCGACCGACAGTTTTTTGAAGCTACCTGACGTTGAAAAAGCTATCATACCATCATTTAATTTTGATAATCGGCAAGTCTATATTGGCTTTGACTACTCGCTGTTTAGTGATAACACGGCGCTAGCGTTTGTATTCCCTTATCGTGATAATAATGGTAAACCACGGTGGTTTATTTATCAGCATAGCTTCATTCCATGGCAGAAAGCCGGTTCGATTGAAGCTAAAGAAAAACAAGATGGTATTAATTATCGGGACTTAGCTCAAAAGGGATTTTGTACAATCACTAGCCATCCACAAGGGTTAATCAATAACGAACAAGTTTATCAGTGGCTGCTTAATTTTGTTGAGCAACACCGACTTGAAGTTGCCTTCTTTGGGTATGATGCGATGGGACTAACGCCCACAATTAAACAATTAGACTTAAATTCTGGGTGGCCATTGCAAGCCGTTCGACAGCGAACTAGTGAATTGAAAGATCCAACTAAGTTTTTGCAGACAATGTTTGTTGAAGGCTCAGTCGACCGCTTGGATGATCGGATTATGGAAAAGGCGTTACTAAACGCTGAAATTTATGAAGATAAAATTGGTATTCAAGTCGATAAAGCTAAAGCCACGTTGAAGATTGATGTAGTTGATGCGATAATTGATGCCTTATTCCAAGCTATGTATCACTTTGAAGACTTTGCAGATGTAAACAATCCTGATAAACAGGTTGAACGTATGAACGAAAAACAAGTTCTTGAATGGTTTAATAACCCGGAATCGGGATTGCTAGGAGATGATATGAATGATTTTTAAACAATTTTTTGCAACTATATGGCGTTACTTTGATGTGTTGTGTTTTATTCTAGGTATGATTGCTGGAGTATATGCAGCCTTTTTATTTGGTAAAGCACAAGGTGTTCTAGCAATTGCTGTAGCGTTGTTTTTAGTTGGCTGGCTTGCAGAAGTCATAACAACTGGCCAAAAAGGAGGTGATTAATAATGCCTTTCTTTGAACCACCAACAGCAAAAAACAATTCCGTTAATATTCAAAGCGTTCCAGTGGATGACGACAATATTGTTAATTATTTGTCACCGACTGGCGATAATGAATATGTTAGTGCCAAAGACGCTTTAGAAAATTCAGATATTTATTCAGCAGTTAACCAAATATCTGGAGACTTAGCTACTATACAGTTAACTGCCAACATGCCACGAGCACAAGGAATTCTAAACAATCCTAGCACGACAGCTAACGGACATACGTTTTGGCAGTCGATGTATTCCCAACTGTTATTGGGTGGTGAATGCTTTGCCTACCGCTGGCGCAATCCTAATGGTTTAGATTTACGCTGGGAATACTTACGACCTAGCCAAGTGCAAACCTACTTATTAGATGATGGCAGTGGTTTAACCTATACAATTACCTTTGACGAACCTGATTTAGGCATGCTTCAATATGTACCGCAGTCTGACATGATTCATATACGCTGGGCTAGCACCGATGGCGGTATGACTGGTAACAGTCCATTAAAAGCACTATCGAGTGAACTGCAAGTCAAGAGTTCATCTAACAGCTTAACGTTAGCTGCATTAGCACGTTCAATCAGCGCTCCGGGCGTTCTATCTATTCAGCATGGTGGACTGCTAAGCGCAAAAACGAAGGCTAGCCGTTCACGTAACTTCATGAAACAGGTGAACAGTTCCAACGGTGGCCCAGTCGTTATTGATCAACTTGAAGATTATAAACCGCTAGAAATGAAAGCCGATGTTACTAAACTTTTAAGCCAAACAGATTGGACGAGTAAGCAAATTGCTAAAGTCTTTGGGATTCCTGATAGCTATTTGAATGGTCAAGGTGATCAGCAAAGTAATATTGACCAAATTAAAGGTATGTACACTAACGCCCTTAATCGCTATTTACAGGCGATTTTATCCGAGTTGGATAATAAGCTTAATGCTAAGATTACAGCCAATATACGCACTGCTGTAGACCCATTAGGAGATTCATTTGCAGCTACCCTATCGGGACTAACTAAAGATGGCACAATTGCTAATAATCAAGCAACTTGGTTACTACAACAGACTGGTTATTTTCCAGATGAAATGCCTGAGGCTAAATCAGTAAAAGGAGGTGATAATGATGACAAAGAAAGTGATGATTAAAGGCGATATTGTTGATGATCAAACAGCCGGATTCTATCAATTCTTCGGAATGCCAGCAGTATCACCTTCGGGTGTTGCTAACATTTTAAATGATGATAGTGGCGACGACGATGACAGTGGTGATGATGAAGCACTTGAAGTTGATATTGCTTCCAATGGTGGTGATGTTTTTGCAGCTAGTGAAATCTACACTATGCTAAAAAATTATGCTGGCAATGTAACAGTTAACATTCAAGGCTTAGCAGCTAGTGCGGCAAGCGTGATTGCTATGGCTGGTGATCATATCAACATTTCACCAACTGCTCAAATTATGATCCACAAGGCTTGGTCACAACCAGCTGGTAATGCTGACGATTTGGAGCATGAAGCCAGTGTTTTAAATGGCATTGATCAATCAATTGCCAGCGCTTATGAAGCCAAAACTGGGATGGATCAAGCCGACTTACTACAATTAATGGCAAACGAAACATGGTTAACCGCTAGTGATGCCGTCGATAAAGGCTTCGCTGACGAAATTATGTTTGCTAATGACCAACAATTGCAACCGGTTAATGCCATTTCACACATTCCGCCTAAATCTGCAGTTAATAAGCTGATGAATTTAATTTACAAGGCGGACAAGGATAAAGCTAAGCCGTCTAAAAAAGAAAATACTACTAATGGTCAATCTGCTGAATTACGAAACAGCAAATTGGCTATTTTATTTGAAAAAAATCAAAAGGAGGCCAACTAATGGCTAATATTAACACAATCAATGATGCTTGGATTGCCCAAGGTCAAAAGGTATCAGACTTAAACGACAAATTAAACGCAGCTGTTCTTGATGACAGCTTTGATCAAGACCAATTTAAAGCAATGAAGCAAGACCGTGACAATGCGGTTGCTCGTCGTGACGCTTTACATGAACAATTAGAAGAAGAACGTAAGGCTCAAGAAATTGCTAACATGAATGATAAGGAAAAAGCTCCACTTGACGCTAAGGAAAAAGATGTCAAGGCTGAGTTTATTAAGAACTTCCAAGACATGATTAAGGGTGACCCTAAAGTTATGAACTTGGTAACATCATCTACTGATGAATCTGGTAACGCAATTGGTTTAACTATTCCACAAGATATTCAAACAGCAATTAATACACTTGTTCGCCAATACGATTCATTACAACAATATGTAAACCGAGAAGCTGTTACAACTCAATCTGGATCACGTGTTTATGAAAAATGGACTGACATTACTCCATTAGCTGATTTAGATGATGAAACAGCTACAATTGGTGACAATGATGATCCTAAGCTATCTATTATCAAATACACAATTCACCGTTATGCTGGTATTACTACTGCAACTAATTCATTACTAAAAGATACAGCCGACAACATTTTAGCTTGGTTATCTGGATGGATTGCTAAGAAAGTTGTTGTGACACGTAACGCTAAAATTATTGCAGCAATGAACGCAGCACCTAAGAAACCTAGTTTGGCTAAGTTCGACGACATTATTACTATGATTAACACTGCTGTTGATCCTGCTATCAAGTCGACATCATTCTTAATGACAAACACTTCTGGTTTAAATGTGCTTTCAGAAGTTAAAGATGCGATGGGACGTTACCTATTGCAACCAGATCCAACACAACCCGATCAATATTTAATCCGTGGTAAGCGAATTGTAGAAGTAGCTGACAAGTGGCTGCCTAACGTTGGTACTGCGTCAGCACCAGCTTATCCACTTTACTATGGTGATTTGTCACAAGCGGTAACCTTATTTGACCGAGAAAGCACTTCATTGTTGACTACAAATATCGGCGGTGGTGCCTTTGAAAAAGACCAAACTAAGATTCGTGTAATTGACCGCTTTGATGTTGAAGCTACTGATGCAGATGCCTTTGTTGCGGGTTCATTTAGCAAAATTGCTGACCAACCAGCCAACTTTGCGGCGAGTGCTACTCCAACGACTGACGGTAAGTAATTAGTCAATTATGTCGCCAATAAATACACAGTACAGTGGTAAACTGGGCGGCTAAGTAAGGATGTGATTTAAGTGGCAGTCAATTTAGAAACATTGAAATCATCTTTGCGAATTGATGGGGATGATGACGACGAGTTGCTAAACGGTTATTTATCAGCAGCCACTAGCTACATTAAGCAAGCCATTGGGGATGACAATAGTGTTCCGGGTTTCTATGAAATGGACGGTGTGAGCGATTTGTTTGAAACGGCGGTTTATGCCTTAGCTGGTTCATACTGGTATTACCGTACATCGATTACTTCAAACACTGTTAATCCAGTTGACTTAGTTGTTGATTCAATCATTGGCCAATTGCGAGGTCTGTATAACCAAAAGCAGGATGAGGTGAACGACAATGGCAATTAATAAGCTAACTCCAGTTGATTTTAATCAACGGATACAGATTGGCACGGTTAAAACTGTTCAAAACCCTATTAATGGAACTAGTAAACAGACATTTGTTATTCAGTTTAGTTTATACTGCGCACCCTATACACGATCAATTGCATCTTCGTATCAGCTCACGGCTGAACAATTAGAGCAAGTGGTAGTCATTATTAGGCATAATCCTAAAGTTTATAAAGGCATTAAATGCCAGTATAAAGGCCAACTTTATGATGTTATCAATGACAGCATAGATGATTCTAGTAATTATCTATCTTGCGATTATTTGACGCTTAAACGGATTACTAAGGGGGCTTAGCTATGGCAAAAGATGATATAGTCGACCAATTAGAAAACTGGCTTAAAGACGTCCACAAGCTAGTCCCTGACGAAGCTGAACAAGAGAAAATAACCAAAGCCGGTGCTAAAAAACTAGCTGATAACTTGACGGAAGTTACACGGAAGAAACATTACAGCTCACATAAAGACGAGAAGTACGGACATATGGCTGACAATATAAACTATAACAGCAATGATATAGATGGTGAACATGATGGCAGTTCAATTGTCGGGTGGACTAACAAGTTCCATGATATGAATGCCAGGCGGTTAAATGATGGGACTAAGCACATTAAGGCTGATCACTTTGTTGATGATAATTTAGCTAACTCACAAGATGATGTATTTAACGCAATGCTAGAGGAGTATAAGAAAGGGGACGATGACTAGTGCTATTACCAGTATCACAAGTATCCAGCCTAGTTAACACCCTCAAATTTACGTGGCTCGATAAAGTATACCTTAATGAAATACCTAATGAAGATTTAGACAACAGTGATACTACAGTCATGCTATTACAAGAGACCGATTCAAGTCCGGCCTACCATGCGAACAGTACGTTTAAAGGTCTAGCAATGGGTGTTGAAATTCAAATATTTTATAAGATTGACCTAGCCGATGACTTTAATCCGATTGAAGCTGAAATAGTTTTGATGAAAGCTCTTAAAGACGCTGGCTGGTTAATTGTATCTAGTCAGCACCACACAACTGATCCAAATACCAACCAATTGACCAAAACAATTTACGTAACTAAAAATGAAATGATATAAAGGAGAGATTTATAAATGTCAAAACATAATATTGTTAAAGCAACTTTTGCTTTACTAGACGATAACGGTGACTTAATTAAAGACGCTACCAAAGGCCTATCTACTGACGGAATCTATGTTGCCGATCATAACGGCGAAGGTTTCAGCCAAATCAACGTATCTGCCATTGAAGCAGCTGGAACTCCCGGATGGGGAAATGGACAAATCAAACGAACAGCTTATGGTAAGTCTATGCCTACGCTGGCTTTAACCGCTTTAGACTTAGACTTTAAGATTAATCAAATGCTTAAAGGATTTACACAAAGTGCTACTACAGGTGCATGGGTAAGACAACTACCTAAGCCACATGTGGCAATGATTGCCGAATCACAATCACTAGATGGTGATATCTCAATTTATGAATGTTTTAATAACATTGAATTCGTTGAAGAAGCTTCTAACAACTCAACTGACACTAACAGTGAAGCAGCTTACTCAACTGCCTTAAATGGTACTGTTTTAACACCATTGAAGCCTAACATTTTCTTAGCTGCCAATGGCGTACAACAACCTTATATGATTGCCAAGTCAAATGACGCTAACTTCAGCTTAGATAAACTTTATGCTGAAACATTTGGTGGCTATACTAAGTCAACAAGTGGAACTACTAGTGCAGCTTCTAGTGCAGCTTCTAGTGCAGCTTCTAGTGCAGCACAATAGTAATAACAAAAAGGCTTCCCTCAAATGGGTGGCCTTTTAATACATACAAATTTAAATAAAGGGGTACAAATCAATATGAAAATTAATGCTAAAAACTACTTTAAAATCAATAAGACGGCCAATGTCACACCAACTAATAATATCATTCGATTAGCTACTAAGGTTCAAATTGGTATGTTGGAATCACAAGATACTGAAAAAGAAATCACTGAACTAGACGCCATGAAAAATGGACTAGAATTGCAGGACGATATGTGCGATTTTGTGCAACGGGTAATGGGCTACACCAATCAACAGATGGAAACAATCAACGATACCATCTCAGTTGAACGTTTTGGCGAGGGTGTTGGTTACCTAATTATGCGCTTAAATGGTATCTCAGACGCTGATATTAAGTTGTCTGAACAGAAACAACGCAAAGCCATTGAAGAAGCTAAGTCGTCAAAATAAGCCGGCACAAGCGTAACGGTGAGCTTAAAAAGGAAGTCTTAAAGTTGAAAAATCAACAGGAAGATTTCAACTTGCTAGCTCAACAATTATTATCCGAGGGATTATCACCAAAAGAATTTGATGATAGTTCCTTTTTTAATACGATGGCGACTTTGAACGCTCGTAAAAAGGAAGATCGTGCTGAACTAGTTGACCCACTGGAGGCCATTAATCAAACATATGGCTTATAAACGCTTGTGCCAAAAAGGAGGTTAAAACATAATGGCAAAAAAAGTAGTTGGCCGTGAGATGACCAGTAGGGTTGGCCTAGATTCAGCAGAAGCTGTTAAATCACTCAAACAGTTAACCGCTGAGGTTAAAGCTAACACTAGTGGATGGAAAGCCCAAGAGACGGCATTAAAATCAGCGGGTGAGTATCAAAAGGCCGCAGCAGCTAGGGTAAATGGCTTAGTCAAATCAATGGAAAGCCAAAAGGCTAAAATTGATGAGTTAAAGTCCCGTCAAGCAGGCCTTAACAGAGATACCAAAGACGGTGAACAGCAATATTTAAAGCTGACTGACCAGATTAACAAGGCTAGCCGTTCGTATGACAGTATGGGTGGTCAATTAGATCGGGCTAAGTCTAAATTACAGTATTATAATTCAGGTTTAGCCGACCTACAAAAAGGCTATAAACAGAGTACAGCTTTAAGTGAGTCCTATGTGAAGCGCCTAGAAGCCGAGGGCAAGTCAGCCGAAGCGAACAAGGCTCGGTTAGGTGGTTTAAAACAGGCCTATTCTAACATGGAAGCTCAGTACAAGGCACAAACTAGTGAACTGGAACGGATTAAGACGGCTAGTGGTGCTACTAGTGACGCTTATAAACGTCAGCAAGTACGAGTTAATGAAACTGCCACAAGTATGGCTAAGCTCAAAAGTGAGACTAATGAGTTAGATTCCGCCATGAAGAAGTCTAATGCTAGTGGTTTCACTAGGATGTTAGATTCCGCCAAGTCTAAACTGGGTATGGTTCGAAGCGAAGAAGCCAAGACTAAAGATGAAACTAAACACTTTGCCATTGGTGCCGCTATTGGTAACACAATTAGTAACGCCGCGTCTAGTGCAATAGGCTACATTAAAGAGGTCACTAAACAAGGCTATGAACTAGCTGAGGCTGGGGGCACGATTAAGAAGCAGTGGACTAATTTAGGGCTATCTGACAGTGAAGCAACTAAGATGACGGCTCAAATTGGCGATATTCGTTCTAAGGCTAACATGTCGGGTGGAGCTATTGATCAGATGCAAAAGAAATTCTATGCTATGACTAACAGCACCACTAAAGCTCGTGCCATGACCGAGGTATTGGCTAGCTATGGTTCAGCCGCAGGTAAATCCGGCGACCAGATAGCCCAGTTGAGTCAAGGGGTAGCCAAGTTAAGTGGAAGTTCTAAAGTAACTGCCAGCCTATTCAAACGTAACTTTAGTCAAGTACCTGAACTGCAAAAAGCCATCATTAAAGCTAGTGGTATGTCAACAGACGCCTTTAACAAGCAATTAGCAGCTGGGAAAATAACCGGCTCACAATTGCAAGGCTATATGGTCAAAGCTGCTAAAACAAGTGGCAAAGCATGGTCAGAATTTGGTAATACGACTAAAGGTAAGATGGCTGCTATTCAAGGCACTTACACTAACTTGAAAGTAGCATTTGCCAAGCCTTTAGTTGCTGGAGTTGAAAAGGCTATTGATGGTATTTCTGAAAAGAAAGGTGCTTTAGATAAGGTTAAAACCTCTTTAGCCGATTTAGTTGGAAAACTTGGTGCGAAAACCGGACAATATGTCGGTGATGTTATCAGTTTCTTAGTCAAGAATGAAAAGCCAATTGAGAAGGCTGGCGGTGCGATTGCTAGTATCGTTGGCAGTTTAGCTAAGGGTGTATGGTCATCTATAGCTGGTACTTTAAAGCTGATTGGTGGGCATTCTAAGGACGCCTCTAAAGGTATGAATGGAGTGGCTGACGCCACGGCTGCTATTGCTAAGCACAAAACTGCTATTGAAAACGTCGGTAAAGCTATCATGTTTTATTTGGCGGTATCTAAATTAAAAGCGATTGGTAGCACGCTTTTTGGTATTGCTGGAGCAGCTCGTAAAGTTGGTGGTACTTTAAGCCGAATGGTATTTAAACCTAGAGTTGATGGTGAAACTGGTAAGCATGAACTAACCATATTTGGTAAAGCTATTAAAGGTACTGCTAAAGGAATTGGTAAAGGTCTAAAATGGACAGCTAAGATTGCTTATAAAGGTGCCTCTAAAGCGGTAAGCTCACTATGGAATGTTACTAAAAGCACCGGTAAACTGATTGGCAAAGGTCTGAAATGGACGGCTGATGTTGTAACAAAAGGTGCTTCTAAAGCAGTTAAAGTGTTATGGGAGGGTACTAAAAGCACTGGTAAATTAATCGGTAAGGGATTATCGTGGACTGCTAAAATTGCTTATAAAGGTGCTTCCAAAGCATTTAGTGTGCTAGGTGCAGGTATTAAAACACTAGGCAGATCATTCCTATCATTGGGCAAACTGTTATTAACTAACCCAATCGGTATAGTTTTAACTGCTGTGGTCGCACTAGGGTTCGCATTCTATGAAGCCTACAAGCACATTAAACCGTTCCGTGAATGGGTTAACAAGGCGTTCAAATCAGTGGTTAACTTTGGCAAGGGAATTGCTAAATGGGGTTCAAACGTCGGCAAGTCGATAGGTCGAGCACTAGGAAACATGTCGAAAAAGTGGAATGGCTTTAAAAAGAGCTTTAGAAAGAGCTGGAACAGCCACTGGTCAGCTATGGGTAAATCACTCAGGAATAGTTGGAACAGTTCCGTTAAGAATACTAGGAACTTCTTTAATGGTGTTGGTAAAACATGGAATGGCTTTAAGAGCTGGTTCAGAAAAGCTTGGAATTCATATTGGAAATTTGTCCATGATTTTTATGCTGGTATTTTCAAAAAGATTGCTAAAATTTTCAAATCTTGGACTAGTGCAATAGCTAAAACATGGACTGGTTTCAAGAATTGGTTCGGTAAAAAGTGGAACAGCATGTGGAATGGTGTTCATAACTTTTTCTACGGAATAACTAAAAAATTAAGCAAGACTTTCAGTAACTGGACTTCTGGAACTATGGACGCTTTAGGAAGTTTTGGTAATAAATTTAAATCTGGTTGGAATGGACTTGTTAATGGCGTAAAGGACATCTTTGGTGGCTTGTGGAAAGACCTTAAAGGCTTTGCTAGAGACGGTATAAACGATGTCATTGACATTATCAATAAAGGAATTGATGGCGTTGACTGGGTAATCAATAAGTTTGGTGGTAAGAAAAAGACTATTGGTGATATAGGCCATGTTCATTTTGCAACTGGTACTGGTATGTTTAGCGGGTCACGTAACCCAATTACTAAGCCTACTATGGCAATGCTTAATGATGGTAATGATAGCCCTCAAACTGGCAATAAAGAAATGGTTGTACTACCTAACGGCGATTCAGGTATTGTACAAGGTCGTAACACTAAGATGATGCTGCCCGCTGGCACTGAGGTATTGAATGCTAGTGAGACAGCCATGTTAATGAGTATGCAGGGCGTGACTAAGTACGCAAAAGGTACTGGATTCTTTGGCGATATACTAAACAGTGTTACTAGCGGTATTTCAGGCGTTACTAGTTGGGTTGGTAAAAAGGTTGGTAGTTTAGAAAAATTTTTTAAGACCGCTACTAACATTATTGCTCACCCAATTAAATCACTTGAAAATCTGTTTAGCTGGTCTTCTAAGGGTGTTTCAGGTGTCATGAGTAGCATTGGCCACGGTCTATTTAATGGCGTTGAGAAGCAAGCCAAGACGTGGTGGTCAACACTTTGGTCAATGGTTGATCTTGACGGTGGTGGTATGGGAGGCCCTTGGGCTAAAGCTCCCGGCAGAGGTTGGACGCTAACTTCAGGATTTGGTAATCGTGGAGCAGTATCAGGTGGTTTTTCTGCGCATGATGGTGACGACTTTTCTGGTGGTAAGACTGTCCATGCTATGCACCCTGGAGTTGTTTGGCGCGTTGGTGGTGCACCAGCTGGTTGGGGCGGTGCTAACGGGATTGGTCAATCAATTGTTACTAAAGCTAAGGACGCCTTCGTTATCTATCAAGAGCTTAATGGTAAGTATAATAGCGGTGCGGATATCTTAGTTAAAAAGGGTGACACAGTCAAAACTGGTGATGCTATTGCTAAATTAGGGTCTAGCGGCACCCACGTTCATGTTGGTGTTTCAAAATCAAATCCATTTAGCCACTCGGGGTCAACAACAGCTGGTTGGCTAGACATTCTAAAAATGAAGGCAAGTTCTTCAGATGAAAAGGACACTTCAGCTAGTTCAGCTTTGCAAAAGTTAGTTAAAAAGCAAGTGGGTTCTGGCTTTTGGAAAATGATTTCTAAACTGGCATCCATGTTTGGTAGTGATGGCGGAAGTGGTGACTCGCCTTCTGGGCATATGAGTATGAGTGAATTTACTAGTATTGCTAATCAAGCCGCTAGAATTGGTGGGGTTAACTTATCGGCTAACGATATCAAGAGATTGTATTGGCAAGCACATGTTGAATCTGGTGTTAATCCTGCTACTGGTGGCGGTTATGATGACCATGACGGTACAGGATTACCTGTTGGATTATTCCAGTATAAAAAAGGCACATGGAATGCATGGGCTAAGGCTGGTCACAAGAATATTCATTCAGCACTCGATCAAGTCATAGCTGTTATCCGTGATAGTAATTGGCGTAGTGATTTAGCTCCATATGGAGTTACTCGTGGCTGGGGTCCGTCTGGTCATAAGGCATTTGAGAACGGTGGCATTATCAATACTAACCAGCTAATCGAAGTTGCTGAACATAATAAACCCGAAATGGTGTTACCATTGACTAATAAATCACGGGCTAACCAATTAATCACCCAGGCTAACCAAATTGTAAATGGCAACAATGGTAGCCAAGTTACATCTACCAATAATGAAAGCAATAAAAAGCTTGATAAACTAATCAGCCTAATGTCTGCCATCTTAGGCAACATGGGTAATGTACAAGCCGTTATTGCTAAGTCTGACGTGGTTAATGCCGTTAAATCTGACAGCAAAACAGCTTCGCAGTATTCACAAATGATGGGGTACTAATCAAAGGGTTGTCCTTAATTGGACGCCCTTTTTACATAACTAAACTTAAAAGGAGGTTAAATCGTGACCTTACAACGAGATGATTTTGAATATGCTGGCTTAAATAGCCGAAAAGATTTACAAGTTGAGATGGGTAACGTGGTATTACCTAGCGCTCCAGCCATGGCTGAACAAGTAACTGACATACCGGCCATGTATGGTAACCAATTTAATGGTACTAACTTTACCAGCCGAACTATTAGTATACCGGTATCTATTTACTGCGCTGATAATCAAGACAAATTTAATCAGACAATGCACAATTTAAGTGGGTTGCTATTAAGCGATGACCCTATGGATAATGGCAAAGAATACCCACTAGTATTTGGCTTTGAACCTAAGGTGACGTATTGGGGGCATATTACCGCAATTAGTGATCCAGCCCCAATTAACCCGGGTATGTATGACATGACACTTACGATTACATTTGTGCAGTCTGATCCCCGAGCAACCCTGCCACAGGTTGAGAAGCCCTTAAATAATGGCTTAAATACAATCACTGTTGATGGCACCGCACGAACAGCCCCAGTTATTCAGGTTGTGCCTAAACGACCATTAAAATACATTGGTTTCAATCTTAATGGCGGTCAGTTTGGCTTAGGACCTGAATCACCGGAAGACCAAGCTACTGCTGTTCAACCCGATATTAGTGTGCTTAATGACCCTGTTGCCAGCATGGCAATGTGGACTAATGACGCTAATGCCATTAGTGGTATTAAAACCGATGATAATTACAAGTTTCAAGGAAGTGCTGAAATTAATAACGATACATCGGTAATGAAAGTGGCAATTGTGAATGGCAAAAAAGATTTTGGTAAAATACCAGCCGCTCAACAAGGTGCACCGTGGATAGCCCAACTTATCGGTATACTGGGATGACTCAGGCTTTAACCAACTATCGTGTTCGTGCTGGATTACATCACATGCGATACACGGGTACGCATAACGGGCGGGCAATGGGAAAAGTACAATTGTCATTACTCGATGCCAGCGGTAACATGATTGGACGGTTCATGATTGGTGACCGCATGCAAGGTGGTAAAACCTATGTAACACTGCAACTGTATAAGCCGGGGACTGCATTTAAAGATGCTCACAAAACACTTTACTGGGGTTATGGCCCGAGTGGTGCATTTGCTAATAAAAAAGACGAAAAAGTTAAGATTAAAACTGGAAAAATCACTAAAACAGTGACTAAAACCAGCAGGTCTAAGCGTGGCAAAGTAACGAAAAAATCAATCAAAGAGACTGTAGATAAGTATGCGACAACCGTTAACAAAGAAGAAAGTAACTGTTTAACCAATGCTTGGGTTTTCATGGACTTGACAAAATCCGGCAATGTTTATACATGGGAACTACACCAATATAGTCTTTATACTGGACAGCCTTACTATAATCGAAACAAATATTTAATTGCGAGCGGACGTTGGGTAGATACAAACAATGAATACGAGGCAGCCTTAGGTGGATTTGGTCAAACATTTCTAAAAAACCCTATCACAGAAGACTTTAATAAAGTATCATACATGGCTCCGTATATGACTCTCACCGATTTGAAAGTCTGGAACCATAAACAGCCAAAATCGACTGAACCTACTTATATTGCTAATGCAGGGGAAGAAATTGTCATGGATTGTGAGACTGATACTGTGACCGTCAATGGACGCTTGGTATCACCGGTATGGTCAACTGATTATCCGCAATTGAAGCCGGGGGTAAATGGGTTGACTATGGTCGGCGATATAGACGACGCTCAAATGACGCTTAAATACCTGCCAAAACTATTATAGTAACATAAGGAGGCTACGATGGCTTTAACCAATCAATATTTAATTCTAAATCCAAGTTTGAAACGGATTGGCACTCTAACCGTTGATGGTGCTACTAAATTTTCAAACGACAGCGTTAAAATTCAACTTGCTGATGCAGACACAACTAGTACATCCTACGATGACGATGCCAATGTAGGAACTAAAGACAGTTACACCGGCACTATTAATTTGAATGCTCAGTCTAAAAAGTTCGATCATCAAGGATCATTAGACGTGCTTCAAGGCCAACCTGATTCGGACAAAGTAGTTGCTGGCAACAATCTTGCTTATTATGATGCCTTGTCGGGACACTGGTATGTGATGCACATTTATAGTGTTGATGAAAATAATACATCGGCTACTAAGCATGTCACAACCGCTAACTTTACTAATTTGTGTCTATTCACGTTGGCTCATCATTATCCAGTTGCTATGACTGAGTCAAGTACAGATATCAAGTCAGCATTTTCTAGTGTGTTCAGTGATACCGGCTGGACGCTTAAATTTAATACAACTAATTCAATGACTCCACATATCTCAATCGACGGAAAGACTAAAGCTTCAGCACTATTACAAACACTATTACAAGCCTATAACGTGGAAGTTGATTGCTACGTTGAGATTGACTCACAAGGCAATGTTCAATCGAAGACTTGTGAAATTGTTGACCAGTTGAATATCGACAAGGTTTATAACGAAGCAATCTTCGGTAAAAATATCACTAGCATTAAACGCACAACCGTTTCAACACCGATTACCAAGCTGATCGCTTATGGTGCTAACGGTAGTACCATGGCTGCTGCTAATGATGGAAAAGTTTACATTGTTGATGATGAGGCTAATCAGCAGTACAACCCTGATTGGCAAAGTGGGCTTTATTATGAGGGTGTTATTACTGCTAATACCATTGACCACGCGGCTGGTTTAAAGTCGTGGGCTGAACAGATGTTACAGCTTTTCAATCACCCGAGAACATATTATGAGGTTAATGTAGCACCAACTTTTAACCCACCATTAGGTGCTACCATTCGATTTAAGGATGACAAAATCACGCCAGTCCTAGATGCCAGTGGCCGGGTAATCCAACGAACAATCAGCTTTGCCAATCCGTATGGTAATACCGTTGGTTTTGGTGAATATGTCACGGTGCCAGTTGCCACGCCAGCTTGGTTAGTGGGGTATCAAAGTGCCATTAGTAGTGCCCTTGAGAAAGCAAGGGAGAACGCTAGCTCGGTTAAACCGGTTGCTTTGACTCCCGATGGTAACAACTTCACTGATCCCCGCCAGACAAAACGGTTAATCTTACAGGCTTGGGAAGGTAGCACTAATATTTCAGCCTATATTGATAGTAAGGGGTTTATTTGGCGTCGTTATAATACCGACGGCACCCTTGATACTAGTTTCAATCAAACTGGATATTTATTACAAGCACCCTATAGTGCTGTTGGCACGCTGCACGGAACTATCGAGACCAGTTACATTCAAGATGAACCAGAAATTAAGTTACAAACCAGTGCTATTAGTAGCTTAGGTAGTTTTGCCACAGACGATAGTACACTAGGAATAACTGGCGCAGCACAATATATGTGTCCTTTGAGCAACGGTCAGTATATAACTAGCCGATCAAATGCAAATAACGATGTTATGTTTGTCTTACATGACGCTAATTTTAAGCCAATTAGTAAGATGGTTATTTCACAAGGTGGGCATGGAGCTAGTTTTTCAATCGAAGAAGTAAATGGGACTGTTTATATTTGGTACGCAGTCAAGTCTAGTTCAAGCACTGACCAATTTTCAATTAGCCGGATACCATACCTTGCTAATGTGACCCTAAGCAATGATGATAATCGTATTACACGTTTTTGCACTGTTAATCGTTATATAAGAATCAATGTTGATTTCAAACATGGATATGTATTGTGCAGTTACTTTCGTGGTGAACAGAATGTACTACGACTCGATGACGTTAAACAAGGTAATTACAATATATTATATAGTTTTGACGCAACCAACTATGGGTTTAACCCGAACCAGCAAACCTATCAATCACAAGGTATTGACTTCCCATACGTGTACTTCCAATCGGGTGATTACAACATGAAAGACCCACGTATGGTGTACGCAGTTAATGTTGTTCATGGTGGGCAAGAGTTTGCTTCTAACTACTTGCTGGATATGGACTTAGGGTTAACCGATGACGTTGCTGAGCCTGAAACCTGTAACATTATCTATAATAATCAGACTAATCAGTCGGAACTATTGGTTACCTTCAATTGTAGATACCAAGGCAATTCTTTAGAACGTGCCTTCGTAATACCAATCAAAGAACGTTTGCCAATGACTGCGAAGGGAGATGAATTGAATGGCTGAATCTAACCCAACTCAGGTCATTCTAACAGATGATGGCCTCAAAATTATCAATGCACAAGGTACAGCAAACAAAGTGGCGGGAAATGTAAATGACATTAATAGTGATAATAAGCTGACCCCTACTGAGAAGCTAAAACTAAAGCAGGAATATGACAAAGATTTAAAGCTCTATACAATTGATGTATCACAATTACAATCTGCTGGTTTACCAACCGCTGAGTTAGATTCTGCTATGAGCAATTTAACGAATTTTGTAACCCCGTTGTTCAAAGAAATGAATACAACTTCAACTGTAAACAGAGGTGCTTTAGATAGCGTATTTACAGCGTTTGCTACGGCAGATAAGAATGCTTCTCAAGCTTTTGCAAACAAGGTTCAACAAGTAGCAGACGATGCTAAAAAGGCTGGAGACGATGCAAAGCAAGCTGGCGAGGAAGCACAAGAAGCAGGGCAGGAAGCTAAAGCATCCGCTGAACAAGCTAAAACAGACGCCACTCAAGCGAAAGCTGATGCCCTTACCGCTCAACAAAAAGCACAATCTAGTATTGACCAACTAAACGCTCACTTACCAGATATTGATACAGCATTAAGCACCGCTAACCTAGTTAAGCAAAGTGTTACTAAGCTAAGCAATACTACAGAACAATACCACAATGAGTACACTACAGGAATTCAGAATGTGATTAAGACAATTGATGATATTTCAATCGGTGGGACTAACTTGGTTATTAATTCAGGATATCCAACAGGAACTGAACATTGGACAGAAGGTGGAGGAGCAAAAAATGTGTTCAGAGTTGCTAAACATGCTTTTTATCATAATGGAACGGATAACACTTTCAATTTAATTAATCAAGGCAAACAAGCTAGTTTAGAATGTTATGCATCTTCGGAAAGGTTTTCAGTAAAACCGAATACGCAATACAGTCTATCTTTTAAAGGTTTTGCTTCAAGTAACGTTCCAAGTATGGATGTTTGGTTTTTGGGAAGGAAATACAGCTCAACTTCTTCAACAGGTTACGATAAGGCAATATTGATTATTGATAATAAAGTGCTATCACCATCACAAGTAGATACAGTGCAAGTGGTATTTAACACTGGCGATTGTGAAGAAGGGTATCTTAGATTTGATAATAATGGGTCATCAGATGGGAATGATAGTAGTTTATACTTCACTGAAATAAAAGTAGAACAGGGGACACGTGCTACTGATTGGAGTTTGTCACCGTTAGATACGGCTACAGGCACGGAGTTTGACCAACTAAGCAACGCAATTAAGCTAAAAGCCGATTCTAGTGATGTAACCTCACAAATCAATATAGCTACTAAAGGTATTCAAAGCGACGTAACAAACAAAGTTAGTGATTTAAATACCAAAATTAGTCAAACATCGGACGCAGTTCAGATTTTGAATACTACTAGCGGTTTAAGAAATTTAGTATACAACTCAAGTTATGCCAATAATGCCGAAGGCTGGAATATGTTTAACCCAAATGGATATCTTTCAACGCTGGCGGTTTCGTCTTATAACGGTTCACCGGGGTTTGGTGTTAGTGTTTCGGGAAAAAGTGCTTCAGCTTGGACAGAGTTTGGAGAATCAAAACATTATGCATTACCACAACCTGATGTAGTAGCTGCGGAGAATACCTATTCAGGTAGCGCTATGATTAAAATGTACGATGATTCAGACAGTACAGCAAAATTATCGGTAGTTATTGCTTATTATGATAAGAATGGCGCACGCATTAGCTGGAAAGACATGTTTGCTACCTATGATTCAAAGAATGTTTGGAAAGAAGTTAAATTTGAAAACTTCCCTGTTCCCCAAGGGGCATATTCAATCGGTATACAATACTGGGCTTATGGTTCAAAAGTTCATGGCATGATTGCCCAGCCTATGATTGTGTTTGGACCAAAGATTGGACCATATAATCCAGATGCTGTAAGTCAATCAGATATCACGGCTTCTATTAATAACGTCCATTTAGGCGTTAAGAATGCGGACGGTTCCACATCTACTTTCAATATGAATGGTAATACTATCTTGATGGATACTGCTCAAACAGTCATTAACGGTAAGACGAGCATTTTAGATGGAACAATTGATACAGCTAAGATTGCCAATGCTGCTATCAATACAGCACAGATTGCAGATGGTGCGATTAATAATGCTAAGATTGCAAATGCAGCTATTGATGATGCTAAAATCTCAAACTTGAACGGTAACAAGATTATTGCTCGAAGCATTGCAGCTAGTAAGATCAATGTTGACGACTTAATTGCTAACGGTATTAATACTAAAACATTAACTTCGGTTAATTTGAACACAAGTACACTGACAACTCCTGAACTTGACCTTGGATTAAACGGAACATTTACCGAAGATTTTGATTACACGCAAAATGCTTCAATGTTCTTACCAAAGAAAAATAAAGGGAATTTGACCTTTAACCATGGTGTACTTCAATCTGAGGGTACTATGCAAACTTATGTCAACGGTCAATGGGGTGGTATGAATGATAACCTAGTATTTCAATCTGGAATCAGCAATGCACAATGGACTGAACTTGCGCCGGGGTATATAAAGATGGACTTATGCAAGCAAGATGGTTCAATCGGTCAACGTATTTATGCCGACCCGACTGGTTTTTATTACACTTCCGCTACAGGTAATAAGTCTTATCTAGGTAATGTTTTACAAACTGGACAAGTTCAAACTCCTAGTTTAATAGGTAAATATATTGGGCCAAGTGCTGGAGTAAATCTTCTACAGATTGGCAATAACGGTAACGATTATGGGTTACAGGTTGGTTCCTATGCTGGAAGTGAAGCTGTATTGAGTGATTTCATTTACAACTCTACAACAAGTACTTCTAGTAATGTACGTATAACAGATCATGGACATCTTATGCGCACCACATCTGCTTCTAAGTACAAATACAACATTAAAAATCCTGAAATTGAAACAACCCTGGGTGATAGATTGCTAAATGTTCACATGGCTACATGGAATGATAAACATGCAGTGGATATGTATGCAGAGCAACTAAACACGGGGGAAGAAAGAGAAAAGATTACAATTGATAAATACTATGGTCTTATTGCTGAACAGCTAAGGGACGCAGGTCTAGACATGTTTGTTGATTATGGTAAGAACCATGAAATTGAAGGTATACAATACGATAGAGCATGGATTCCGCTTTTGTCGGTGGTTAGAAGACTAAACGATAAAGTAAATGAATATGAGCTTAGATTAAGTAAATTGGAGGGAACAAACAAATGAACAGCTTACAAATAACAACAATCACTCTAGCTAACAATGATGATTTGGGAAACGGTGTAACTAAACGAAAAATTGGTTATACAGGTTCTTTCCCAGATGGAACACATACCGAGGGATTTATTTTACTAAGTGAAGACGAGTTCTTAAAAACTAATTTTTTTGATTTAACAAAGATTATTGGAAATAAATTAATTAATAACTTAGGAGGACAAGTCGGTGGAAAGTAATAAGACTAAACAAAATGAAGTTGAAGAATTAAAAAGTCAATTAGAGACAGAACAACGCAACAATAAAATTTTACAAGAATTAGTATCTGACCGTTTAGCTCGTGTTAACCAATTAGAAGTAGAAGTAGCATCATACAAAGTTATGCTATCAGAACAAAGCAAATAGGAGGAAGACAAACATGGCATTATCAACTAATCAAAGTATTTCATTAACTGGTGTATCAACAATCAACGGTCAACAGGTGGCAACATTCTCGACTGTAGTATCTAAAGGATTATCATACACATCGGTATCAACACAAATTACAAGCCAAGACTTATATGAAAATAACAAGGCTGAGGTACGCAAAGATCGGGATGATTTTCAAACGGTAGCCGATAAATTATCTGATAGCCTAGATTCAAGTTCCGCTAATAGTACTGCACAAACAGCTTAACAAATAAAAGGAGGAACATAAAGATGGCAAAAACGCTTAGTTTTACTGATACTTCGCCACAAACGGTAAAAATTGGCGATACTACTACCAGTTTCACATTAATTTGTGGCAATGATAATGTGGCTACTGATTTAACTAATGTTACTTCAATTACCGCTAAATTGGGAAATTCTAGTGGCTATCTTAAATCAGCCACTATTGACCCAACCAAGTTAACGGATCCAACGACTGGTCAAATTATGCTAGCTTTAACAGCAGATTTAATGGCCGGATTAAAAGCAGGAGACTATCAGCTAGAAGTATGGGTGGTTGATAGTACCGGTACTTCAATTTACCCTAGTGAGTCAACGTTACAGTTCCAAATTAATAATAGTCTTGAATAGGAGGCAAATAATTGAATAAACGCAAATTAAGGGCACTCATCTTAATGTTGGGTGCTATTTTTATGGCCTTTTTTATGGTCAATACTACTAGTCATGCTTCAAATATCCGCAGCCAAGGAGTCGACTGGTCTAGGTATCAAGGATATAGCGGAGTAAAAGGCTATAAGAATGATCAGTTTGCCATTGCACAAGTTGGTGGATCCTACGGTGGAACATTCATTAACCAAGCTACATACAACAGCCAAGTTGCTAGTGCCAAGAGCATGGGAATGCGAGCTCATACTTATATATGGTATGGAGTTGGAGGTAGTGTACAACTCGGACGAGAATGTTTGAACTACTACTTGCCACGAATTAAAACACCAAAAGGCAGTATTGTAGCACTAGATTATGAAGACGGTGCAAGTGGCAGCATTAAAGCTAACACAGACGCTATTATTGCTGGTATGCAACAGATTAAGAACGCTGGATATACTCCAATGTACTACAGTGATAAGCCATACACACTGGCACACGTTGATTACAAGCGCATTGTGCAAAAGTTTGGTACATGCCTTTGGATGGCAGCATATCCCGATTATTTAGTTCGTAGTACACCATACTGGGTAGTCTTTCCAGCAATGGATGGCGTGGCAATTTATCAATTCACTTCAACTTATGTTAGAGGTGGATTAGACGGTAACATTGATTTAACCGGAATTACTAAATCAGGCTACACGACTACTAGCAAGAAACAAGCTCAAGCCAGAGCTAACAAGACTCAAGCAGCTAAGGTTATCAAATACGACCAGCGAGGGATATTTTATCCTAATCGGACACTAGCTGTTCATTACACGGATAACGATAAATCTAGACAAGTGGCTACCTATCATAAAGGTGAGAGTGTAATTTATAATGCGGTCATCATCGAACATGATTATGTCTGGGCACGTTATACTCGTTCAAACGGACAATATGGCTTCATTAAGCTGGGTGTCAACAACGGGCCAGCCTACGGAAAGCGAGTTATTAATCAATCAGTTAGTCATACGTACTACACTGTTAAATATGGTGACAGTTGGTGGACAATCGCACAGCGCTATGGCCTAAGCATGAATACCTTAGCTAGTCGTAACGGCAAGTCAATTTACACTATGATCTATCCTGAACAGCGATTGGTGGTGCGGTAATGGTGCAATACGATGATACAACTAAGCTATTAATGGATATTCAAAAGGACGTGACCACCACCAAAACGAAAGTTGAGAACATCGAAGAAAAGTTAAATCAAGTTGACGATATTGGCAACAAAGCAGAAAAGGCACTAGCCAAATCAATTGAGGTCGAACATGAGATAGGACGGATTACTCAGATTCAGAATTGGGTTATCGGTGTCTTGATTAGTGGCGTGCTTGTCACGTTAGTTATTTATATTTTAGAAAAATATTTATAGGAGGATATTATGAAAAAAATTAGTTTTAAGAATGCTGATGGAAGCTTAAATGGTAAATTGATTGCTGGAATTATTTCATTATTGATCGTGTTAATTCAGCAAGTGTTGGCTGCATTTGGCATTAAGTTTACCGGTGACTGGTCAGCCATTGTCGCTATTGTTAACACTGTATTAACCATCCTTGGTATGCTGGGAGTAGTTACTGACGTTCAAACAGTGACAGCACCAACAGTTGACAGTGACGAGGAAAGCCAAGTTGAAGCGACTGCTAATAAGGTTGCTGACGAAATGCAAGCACCAACATCCGTAGCTACTACAGTGAATAGTTCTGCAGCTTCTGAAACTGAAACAACGTCAGAATCCGATTCACAAACAAGCAAAAAATAGTATAATCAATCCCCTGCGCTTCGGCGTGGGGGATTTTTTGTATTTAACTATTGACAGGTGTCATATATAACATTACATTATGGTAACGAGTCTGATAAAGAAAAGAGATAATGTTAAATGTTTGGAAATTTATTAAAGTTACTAGGTTTAAGTCGTTGGTATCACCATGAGCAACATGCAGATAAATCAAACGCCCGTAAAGCTAGTGGCCAATCAGCCTTTTCGTATGATGATTTCAAAGGATTGCGCAAGTTTGCATTCTGGTTATTTGTGTTCAGCATAGTTTTAAATTGGGGCTTTGTTGGTGCAGTTAGTTTGATTGCATGGTTAGCCATGTGGGTTGTTAGCCTGCTATTTTAA